ATGAAGTAGCGTCTGGTGTTAATCTAGCCGGTGTATCACCTACAACAAATGCTGTTAAGCGTCTGTCATAGTTTAAAGTGATCATTTCGCCAATTAGTTCTGAATAACCAGGGCAAGCAATTAAGTTAAACTGACGTGATTCTTCGTCACGTATATCTTGGTTACTATTTACTAATGATTGTAGAGCTTGTATGACTGATTTACGCTGTGCAAAACGTCCAAATGTACCTGAACCATCTTCGTTGTTACCTGAATCAGTTACCCAACGATGTGGATAGTAAAGTTCCATTGCTTGATCTTCTAGATCTCCACTTAAACCAGTTACTTGGAAACGTCCGTTGTCTGCTGATGTATCAATGTAGTTACGCTCAAAACGCTTAACATTAAATCCACTTCTACGAGTGTTCCAAAGTAGCATCCCTTCTGGATATAGTGCTGGATCTGGAGCATCTGGATCTAGATAATCGCTTACTAGTAACTCGTCAATGTCTGCTGCATCGCTGTTTGATCCAGCATTACTCCAACGAGCATCTGCAAATAGCATACCATTTTCTGTGGTTTGATCTGATTTATCTAGTAACACCCACTTGCTTAAAGTTGCATTATAACGGTGTACACGACCATACTCTTCAATGTTCGAAGTGTCAACCCATAAATCACCTTCAACTAAAGAACTTACACCGTCAGTTTGTGTAGAAGGTTCTGTAGCTGAAACAATTGGGCCTGTAGCATTTGAATCAGGATATACTGTTAAGTACCCTTGCCATCCGCTTGCTCCTGCGTGTACTAGCATATCAACTTCGTCAACTACTGAACTATACCATAATTCGCCGTCTGCTGTTAAACTTGCAGGTGCATCGTCTTTTGCAGTTGCTTCTAAAGGCATCCAGTTTGATGCAACTAGGTCGTTTGTTGCGTCACCTGTTGGTGCTGTATAAAGATTTGCTTTTTTGTTTGAGCCTGTTGCAACAAACCCAGCTAATCCTAAAACACCGTCGGTATCAGCAATTCTAATATCTCCGCCTGTTTTATGCTGTATTACAATTTTATTTGACGCATCAACAAGTGCAACAATATTTGTAAACCCTGCTGCGTTAATACCTGCTGCAATTTTGTCTGCATCTGTACTTGCACCAAGTGTAACAACATTAATAGTCTTTGTTGATCTATTTAAACTACCTGCTGTAGTTTCTTCTAAATCAAAAGAATATGTACCTGATGTTAGTTGTGTAGTAATTTTATCACTTGTTATGCTTGTTGCGCCGTTTGCTGTTCTAACATATGCTTGGAAGTCACCTAAAATTGGATCTTCTTCTTCGATATTAGTTTTAATATATACATCGCCTGCAATCAAATTTGCACCACCACCTGATTTATCAAGGTTGAATAGTGCTGCTTCTGGTGTAGCAAATACAGGAGAGTCTACTGATTCCCATAATTGTGTGTCAGCATTATATTGTTTTACACTAAAGTCTGCGCCGCCGTTTGGCTGTGTAGTTTTAAACCATAAAGAACCTGTTGGTGCATTTGCTGCGCCGCCATCTTTATATGCAGGAACGCTTGTGTGCGGAGCAATAGTAATTTTTGGAGCAGCATATGTGCCTGTAATAATACCTAGTGCGCCACCATCTTCAGAAGCAGTATTTTCGTCGCCTACTAGTGCGCCTGAGCCTGTTTCAATTACAATATCAACACCTGTTGAATATAATTCTAATGCACTATCTACAACTGCTGCTGATACACCCGGAATACCGCGACTGTTAATATCACTTGCTAATGTTGTAATAGTTGTTCCTGATGCAGTAACATCGAGATTGTTGATTGTCATTGTATCGCCTAGTGCAATACTTACTGGAGTTTTTGTGCCTCTTACTGCTGGCCAACTTGCTTTCCACGCTGTTGATCCAACACGTACCCAATCACCTGCAGAGCCAGCCGCTGTACTATTGCCAGGTGTTTTATAAAATACTTTGAATCTTGTAGCATCTTCGCCTGATGCAATAGTTGCATCAATAGCATAGTCGCCAATTTGTCCAATTGATGTTTTTGGAGCTGAGGTACTTGAATCAATATCCGATGCTTCAGTAATTACTGTTCTTGCAACAGTTGAGAAACTTTGTCCGCCTGTTGTTGTAACTGCTGCTCCGTTCCATTCTAATATACCGAACGCAGATGTTTGCGTATCGATCCAAAATGCGCCAGCTGCCGGTTCGCCGCCTGGTGCATCTGATTGTGCTTCTAATTTGCCTAAGTCAATATCTGCTCTAACTACATACGCTCTGTTAGATACGCCTAAAACTGAATAAGCAGTTTGAAGACCGTACTCGTTTAATTCACCTGCGTGAATCATATTTCCGTTTGTGTCCGAGTAAAATAACGGGTCGCCAAATGTTTCACCAAGCTCTCTTTGGCTGGTGATTAAGTAAGGTTTACCAGCGTTCGCTTTGGTTGTACCTGCTGCAATTCCTGCGCCACTGCTTGAAGTTTTATTACTTGCAGTTGCTACAAAAATCATTGGTACGGTACCAGCTGCGGCCGGGTTGTAGAATGATTCGTCAATTACATTGACTTCTACGCCTGGTGATAATAATGCCATTTTATATTCTCCTGTTGGATATAGTTTATTCTATACAGTATTTATAATATTTGATTTAAAAAGCCTAGTTATCCACCATAAAAAAGGGACCGAAAAGGTGAGCTAAATACGATATGAGACCATTATGTAAGTGCGGACAGCGTCCAGCAGCTATAAATTACAAAAAAGAAAACAGAACTTACTATCGTAAGTTGTGCGAAACTTGCTTACGCAATGGAGTAGGACACGGTATTCCTAAATGGAAGCAAAGAGGGTACGAGAAAAAAGATGTCTGCGAAAAGTGCGGACATACTAGTAAACATCCTGAGCAGTTTAATGTGTTTCATATAGACGGAGATTTGAATAACTGCCGGCCTACAAACTTAAAAACTGTTTGTGCTAATTGCCAACGTATTTTACAAAAAATAGGTGTTCGCTGGAAGCAAGGAGATTTACGTCCTGACTTTTAAATGTTCGATAAGTTGATATGTATTAAACATTAATTCATTTAGATCGCCATTATTGTCGATAGTAAAATCAGCCATCCATTGCTCTAAACTCATCGAATCTTTTGCTTCCGGAGGAAGATGATCTGAACGATCGACCCAAATAACATAATCAAACACACCGGTATTTTTCATAGCGTAAAATTCACGCTTGTTACGCAAGCCACAGTAGATATCGTGTTGTTCAAATATTTCTCGGCCTAAACGAGCTCCATCGCCTTTATTAAAATCACAGATAGCATTATACCATTCTGCTCGGTGATTATGCCTGTCAGCATAACACTCTTCTTCATTAGTATATCCATATTTGTCCTTTAGCATATCATAGATAAAAAGTTTTGAACAGAATCTTGAACTAGATTCAAAACTTAAATTATAATTTTTTTGTAATATTTCGCACACAGTATCTTTACCGTGTCGGCCGTGTCCGATAACTAACAATTTCATAAAAATATACCTCTAAGTTATTTTAACTAGTGTATACTCTGCTATGCATTTTGTCAAGAACTTTTATCCAATTAAAAAGCCGTACCCGGTTCCACCAGCAACTGCCATTGATACTTCTGCTTCTAGTTTTTCCATTTCAGCTTGTGCTTCTGCTTTTAGTGCATCACCGTTAAGAGTTGATCCACCCTGAGGACCAGCAATAGTAGCAAACTTTGAACGTGCTTCACCTAGCATATACTTACAAGTTGCAAGTGTATAATCTTTAAGCCATTGCACTGCTAGATAGTCATTAAGTAGTTCTGAGTCAGGACGATAATTGTAACAATAAAGAAGTAGTTCTTCTTCTGCTCTAGGACGCTGTAGTAGAGTAAGTTTTTTACTTGTGGTACTCCATTTAAATTCAATAAATGAACCAAACATACGACCAACAAGTTCTTGGTGTTGTGAAAATAGATCATATGTTGCTAGTCCGCCTAGTTTAGAACTAGATAACAAATATGTGTTTGTATATGCTAAGTTAAATGGTTCAAATAAGCTGCCGCCATCGCCACCGCCTGTTCTTGAGCCAATTGATCTACGGAATAGTTTACGAACTTCGATTACTTCGTTTGGTAAAACATATTCGTTTTGATCTACAACTGTAGTAAGGAACATATATGATTCTTCAACACTATTATCTGAACGCTGTCTAAAACGTGTAAGTGCCTTTGTTAGTGCAGTTTCGTAATGAATTGGATCAAGTTCAACATCGATCATACCGCCGCCCAGCATTGCATTTACATAATCAAATATTTCTTGTTTTTGTGTTGCTAAATCTGCCATAGAAGTTCTCCGTATAGTATTTATCGTATGCAACACATATCGATAAATATGTATATGCCAAGACTATCATTATATAAACCAGAACGCGGCAATGATTATCATTTCATAGACAAACAAGTTTATGAGATGTTTACCATTGGCGGCACTGATATTAACATACACAAGTATTTAGGGCCCGAAAATCCTGCTGAAGGCGAAGGAACTGCTGACCAACCAACATACGATGCTGTTAAAGAAACTAACATACAGGATTTACTATTTTTAGAAAATAGAGATAGAAAATACGATCCTGACGTTTATTCAATGCGTGGTATTTACAATGTTCAAGACATAGACTTTGACCTAAGCCAATTTGGATTATTTTTAACTAATGACACATTGTTTATGACTATTCATATAAACAGTTCAGTAAAAACTCTTGGTAGAAAAATTATGCCAGGAGATGTGATCGAATTACCTCATTTAAAAGACGAGTATGCTGCAAACGACTATGCAATAGCATTAAAACGCTTTTATGTTGTAGAAGATGTTAATCGTGCAGCGGAAGGATTTTCACAAACTTGGTATCCGCATTTATATAGAATCAAATTAAAACAAATAATAGATAGTCAAGAATTTAAAGAAATATTAGACTTACCTGCTGAAGAAGGTAGTAACAACTCATTGCGTGATATTCTTTCTACATACGAGAAAGAAATGCAAATTAATAATGCAGTAGTTGCACAAGCTGAAGCAGACGCTCCTAAAAGTGGATATGATATTAGTCACTATTATACTGTTGCTACAAATGACGACGGAAGTATTGCACTTTCTACTGCTGACGAAGAAGATTTAGATGCAAGCAATATTACTTATAGTGCAGACGAAGTTGCTAGTCGTCCTGAAAGAGAAGGATATACAGGTTACCTAGTCGGAACAGGTGATACTGCACCAAACGGTGCACCGTTTGGATTCGGGATACAATTTCCGAGACAAAACGAAGAAGGAGATTATTTTTTACGAACCGATTTCCTTCCAAATAGAATGTTTAGATATGACGGGAGTAGATGGGTGAAAGTGAATGATGATATTAGAATGACATTAAGTAATACACTTGAACGCCAAACTTACAAATCTTCATTTATTAATAATACAAACACAAGTAATATCGGCGGCGAAGTTGTTGAAGAAAGACAGAGTTTATCTAAAGCACTACGTCCTAGAAAACCAACGGCGGATAACACATAATGCAACATTTTTATGACGGTCAGGTTAGAAGATACTTAACTCAGATGATGCGTATTTTGAGTAACTTTCCTGTGAAAGACGGATCAGGTGCAATAAAAGACGTTCCTGTTATGTATGGCGATTTAACAAGACAGGTTGCTAATATTATACGAGAAAATAGTGAAAACAAAATTCCAAGTGCACCAAGAATTTCAGTTTATGTAACTGGTTTAGAACTAGATAAAGATCGTTTAACAGATGCAACTTATACACGCAAGACTAACATTAGAGAACGTGCATACGACGACGAAAATGAAGAGTATTTAAATTATCAAGGTAAAAATTATACAGTTGAACGCCTTATTCCAACACCATACTTAATGCGTATTAATGCAGATATATGGGCTAGTAATACAGATCAAAAATTACAAATATTAGAACAAATATTAGTATTATTCAATCCAAGTTTAGAAATGCAAACCACAGACAATTTTATTGACTGGACAAGTATTAGCGTAGTTAATTTAGAAAATGTACAATGGTCAAATAGAAGTATACCAGTAGGTGTTGATTCTGAAATTGATATTGCAACACTAACATTTAGTATTCCCATTTATATCTCGCCGCCTACAAAAGTTAGAAGAATGGGTGTAATTACTAATATTATTACAAGTATGTTTGACGAAGATCGAGGCACTATTGAAGACGGAGTAACAGTTCCAGAATTAAACCAATATGACGATTTTGCTAAGTCAGGTATTAAAACTAACGAATTTGGTTCTATAGCAAAAACTGGTTTAAGTGAACAAATGGCCAATGTAAATTACAACAAATATGGAGTATATCTAGATTTAGATACTGCACAGTTATACACAAACGGTGCAGTTGGTAATAAAAATTGGAGAGAGATATTCGAAGCATTACCTGGCCAATATGCTGCTGATGTAAGTAGAATATACTTAACTAATTTAGATAACGATAATACTGTTACAGGTACTTTTACAATTAGTCCGTTTGATGAAGGAAAAATATTAATTAATTGGGACGCTGATAGTTTTCCAACTGACTCGATTATTTCAGGACGTACAAGTATTGATTACATAATCGATCCTACTAGATTTAATCCTGACAGTATTAAGGTAGCAGGGTTAAGACTTTTATTGCTAGAAAATATTGGCGACGAAAATGCTACAAAAGTTCCTCTTGCTTGGCAAAATACAGACGGTTCAGGATTAATTGCAAAGGCAAACGATGTTGTAGAGTGGGACGGCACTAAATGGAATATTGTGTTTGACGCAAGTAAAGAAAATTCCTTAACATATACTACTAATCTTAATACTAATATTCAATACAGATTTAAAGACGGAGAATGGTTCAAATCCGTTGACGGTGATTATCCAGTTGGTACCTGGAGAATTGATCTAGCTGGATAACTATTTTTATGAATGACAAAATAGTATGTAGTGGAGCTCTCTTTTATACTTTAGACACTAATAGATTTTTATTTTTGCACAGAGCAAACGGTAAAAGATCTAATATGTGGGGACTAGTTGGTGGCACTAATGAAGGTGCTGAAACTCCGTGGGAAGGACTTAAAAGAGAAATCCAAGAAGAAATTGGACAACTTCCAGAAATTAAAAAAACATTACCTTTAGAAAGTTTTATTTCTCCTGATAGTAAATTTTATTTCCATACCTATCTGTGTGTAATAGAGCAAGAATTTATTCCTAAACTTAACAACGAACACGATGGCTATGCTTGGTGCAGTTTTACTAAGTGGCCAAAACCCTTGCATCACGGATTACGTAATACTCTTCAAAGCAAAATTAATTTAACTAAGTTAGAAACTGTGTTTCAAACTATTAATTTACTTGACACTTAACCTAAAATAAAGTATAATAGAATTATGAAAGTCTTAGTTATTGGCGATATAATCATCGACAGATATATTTACGGCGCAAGCACACGTTTGAGTCCTGAGGCACCCGTACCAGTTGTTACACAAGAACGTATTGTAGAAACTGTAGGCGGTGCAGGACTTGTTTACGAAAATTTAAAAAGTTTAGGTGTAGATGTTAGTCTATATGAACCTGATCAGCCTACAAGTATAAAAACACGAGTTATGTGTGACGGACATTATGTCACACGCATTGACAAAGATTACATTGCAGACGGTTATGACGTTTTAGAAGAACTACAAGAATTTCCATTTAACAAATACGACTATGTAATACTAAGTGATTATAATAAAGGTGTATTGGAGTTTAGTGAACAAATTATACAATTAGCAAACAAAGCAGGCTGTTGTGTTATTGTAGATCCAAAGAAATCAGCAGAACATTACAAAGGTGCCTGGCTTGTAAAACCTAACGAAAAAGAATTTACAGAATTAGACTTTGATCTTTGGCAAGGTAATATTATTACTACACGGGCTGGTAAAAATGTTGTTGCAAGCATAGACAACGTAGTGTATGACATACCAGTTGATGTTGTAGAAGTAAACGATGTTACTGGTGCAGGCGATTGCTTTCTAGCAAGTTTTGTTTATGGACTTACTAAAGGTTATGATTATAAACATTGTATCGAACTTGCTGTTAAAGGATCTACCAAAGCAGTTACACATCTAGGCACATATACGCTTGCTGTAAGCGACTTAGAAGATCGTATAGTGTTTACTAACGGAGTGTTTGATATACTGCACAAGGGTCATTTTGAGCTCTTAGCAGAAGCAAAAACACTCGGTGAGAAACTAATTGTAGGTATTAACAGTGATGCAAGTGTCAAACGTCTCAAAGGCGAAACACGCCCAATCAACAATCAGATAAAGCGCATTAGTCAATTAGAAATATTACCGTGGGTAGATCAAGTAGTTGTATTTGATGAAGATACTCCATACGAATTAATTAAAAAATTAAAACCGCATCTAATTGTAAAAGGTGGCGATTATAAAATAGAAGAAGTTGTAGGTAATGATTTAGCAGATGTACACATAGTATCAACTGTAGATGGTTATTCCACAACTAGCATAATAGAGGCAAGCAAATGAGAATTTTAGTTACAGGACACCAAGGATTTATTGGCAAGAATATTGCAAGCTATTTACAGCAACAAGGTCACGAAGTTGAAGGATGGGAATGGCAACCAGGTATACTTCCTAGTACTGAAGACTATGATTGGTGTATACATTTAGGTGCTATTAGTAGCACAACATACACAGACGTAAATCAGATACTAGAACAGAACTTTGAGTTTAGTGTAAGACTTATACAAATATGCGAAAACTTTGGCACTAACTTTCAATATGCATCTAGTGCAAGTGTTTACGGACCTACTGAACATTTTACAGAAAATGGGCCATTGCTTCCGCAAAGCCCGTATGCTTGGAGCAAGTATTTGTTTGATAGATTTATTAATCAATACATAGACGAATTTCAAATTAAAATTCAAGGCTTTAGATACTTTAATGTGTACGGCGCAGGCGAAGAACATAAAGGCGATCAGGCAAGCCCTTATACTAAATTTACACATCAAGCAAAAGAAAATGGCTATATTAATTTATTTGAAGATAGTGAAAAATATAGACGAGATTTTGTTTGTGTAGATGATATTTGTAAGTTGCACGAAAAAATGTTTGGTGTCGACCAATCGGGTATATTTAATGTAGGCACCGGACGCAGTGTAAGTTTTTCTACTGTTGCTAACGCTATTGCTAATAAGTACGATGCTAAAATTAACCTAATACCAATGCCAGAGAATATCAAATCACAATATCAAAAGTATACCTGTGCAGATTTAACTAATTTAAATAGTGTAGTAGATATGCAATGGACTAACATAGAGGAATATATAAATGCAGCGTCTTGAAGGATTTGTTAAAAAAGGCTGGGGTTACGAATTAATTTGGGCTACCAATGACAAATACTGTGGTAAAATTATGGTATTTGAAAAAGCAGGCAATATGTTTAGTATGCATTTTCATAGAGAAAAAGACGAAAGTTGGTTTGTCAATTCTGGTAAATTTAGAGTTCGTTGGATTGATACTACTAATGCTAGACTACACGAAAAAGATTTATCCGAAGGTGATACTTGGCATAATCCTCCACTACAACCTCATCAATTAATTGCGCTAGTAGACAGTAGTAGTATTACAGAAGTAAGTACAGCCGATAGTGTTGAAGATAATTATCGTGTTGCTCCGGGCGATAGCCAGAAAGCACAACAAGCACTAGAACAAGAGGAATCGAATGGTTAATATTTACTGGGGCGACGAATCTCAACAATCAGGATATATAGCACCAAAGTGTGTAGTTGGTTTAGATCGAGACGGCGTTATAAATGTAGAACGTGGAGAGTACACGTACAAAATAGAAGACTTTGAATTTGAAACAGGCAGCCTCGAAGCAATTGTTAAACTTAGAAGATTAGGACATAAAATTGCTATTATAACTAACCAAGGCGGAATTGCAAAGGGTCTGTATACACAAGAAGATGTAGATATATTACACAATTATATGTTTGAAGAACTTGGCAAGGCAGGTTGTCGTAGTATAGACGGACTATACTATAGTGAAAGCAGTCATAAAACAGATATATATGCAAAGCCTAATATAGGAATGTTCAAACGTTGTGAAAAAGAAGTACCTCACGTAAAATTTTCAAAAGGATTTTATGTAGGCGACAGTATTAAAGATCTAAAAGCTGCAATGAAAATAGGTGCAAGACCTATACTAGTTAGAACAGGCTACGGTAAAGAAACTGAAGAACTAATTAACAAAAGATTTACATATCAAAAGATAAAAAAAGCGACCAAAGTGTTTGATAACTTGGCCGCTTTTGTTGACTATTTAGAAAGACTTTAAGCCTGTGCTTCACCCCATTTAAGGATCAAGTTACTTTCACTAGAAGCACCTGACACTTTATACACGTTAATAGCAAGGACATCAGGGCCATTTGGATATGTTCCTCGGCCGCCTAATGGTGTATTTGTTAGTTCTTTCAATTCACTAAAGTCTACAGTAGAACGTTCGCCGGGTTGTGCAATGAATGAGAAAATAGTCTCTCCTGGTTGTGCATAAGGTGGTTCTTCAAAAGTAAATTGTATGTTACCACTTGTTGCACTTAACGTTCCAGTAAAAGAGTTATTAAAAGTTAATCGATAAAACTCAGTGCCACCGTGATTTAGCAATGTTACGTTAGAAATACTAGTGTTAGCAGGGAATGTAACTGTGCCGCCTGTAACAACTGTTCCTGTACTTGCACCACTTGCATCAAAAGATGATTTACTTACATACGCAAAGTTTCTGTTTACTAAGTTGCCGCCAAAGGCAAATGTGAAATTGTTTTGCTGATAGCCAGCATCTGGATCATCTGAAATTTTGATTCTATAATCGCCATCTCTGCTTCTAAATTGAACATTTTCTACTGTTCTGTTATCTGCAACATCATAAACAGTATCTCCGTTCAAGTTAACAGAACTAACAACAGATCCAATCAACACTGGACCATTGGTGTTGTACACACTTTGGTCAAAATCAATTTCATCGTTTCTGCCGCCAAATTCGTTAGTTTGCATAGTTACTGATAATACTGGCTGAGTATTAACTGTTGCGGTTGTTGCGGCAGCACCGTCTGACCACTTAATAGAGCCACCTGCTGCAATCTGTGCAAAACTAGGTTGTCCGCCTTGTGCTTCTGTACTAAGTGTTTGCCAAAGAACATCTGCAGGATTAGTTGGATAGTTTTTAGGATTAAGAATTCCTTCAACAACAATACCACCTTCAATAGGTATACCGCCGGATTGACTTTCTGATGTAACTTCTAGTTCTTGCAACAATAGCTGCGCACGATTTAAAAGTTCTCTTTCGCCTAAATCTCCAACAAGTGCGTTCGAAACACTCGGAGACAATCTAATCAAGAAAGCTGTTTGCTTAGTTGTAGTAACTTCTAATCCAGGTTCTGTGTATGAGAAAATATAACCTCTATCTTCATCAAAACCACCGTCTGTTAGGAACGCAGAACCCCAGTGACTAATAAGTGGAGTAATAGTTTGTGATATTAGTACAACACCTGTTCTAGCACTATGACTCGCAGCAACTCCTGCGGTATATTGTCTATTTGCGCCTGCTTGGAAGTTTTCAAAAGTAGCACCTCTAATACAACCAGTTAGGCGGTTTAGTGTGTCATTTTTTCCAGTAAAGTCGATAATTTCATTATCTATATATACTGTACCATATTCGGGAAAGAAACTAGAATCTTCAAGCACTATATAATTTTGAGTTGCATCTATTGCTTCTGCAAGTTTGCCGCTTGGTCCTTCGTTAGCAACTTCATAACGTACAGGCAAGTTACCTGAACGCATAAACGCTTCTGTGTTTACGTTTGAGTTACGCATTCTGTGTGCAAACACAAAGTTACCATCACTACCACGTAGCATAAAGTCAATGAAACCAGCACCATACCAACTGTATTGAATACCAATCATTTGCATTTTAGCAATGTCGATATTGTAACCACTTGGGCCTGTACCGTCTAATCTATCTAAGTTAAACTCACTTTGTTTAACTTTTTTATCAACTACTAAGTTAATCTTTGCACCTGTAATATTTACTACACCTCTAAAGTCAGGAGTTACAGTACATTCAGTTTGATCGTTAACGTGTGTTACAACGTGTGTCATACCTTTAATAATAATTCTGTCGCCTGCTTTTAGCTGATCTTCAAAACGTGTATTTGTTCCTGTAATTAAGTTAGTGTCAATATCCATTGCTATAGTACCAGCAAGTTGTCTAGTACCAGTACGCTGTACAACTGAAATTTGTGTTCCATCGAATTCCCAGAAAATACCGTTTTGATCATCAAAGATACCCGAGCGCACTGTTGCACCGTGCCAGCTAACAACACTCATTTGTGAGCCAAATCCTAGTACAGCTTCGGTTGCACCTAATCTACGCTGTGCTCTAACTTTAAAAGTTCTTTCATCTATAACTTGAACTACTTCATAATCAAATTTTGGAGGAACAGCAGTTTCTGCTCCACTATTATATCCAGGTGTTTCTACACCAAGTAATCGAATAATTCCACCTTCTTGTACTCCGTGATCATTATCATCTGTAACCACAGTAATAAGTGATCCGACTTCTACACCGTCTGCCGTTAAACTGCGTAAATCGTAACTCGGAGCAAAAAGTGCACCAGTGGTATACATAATACCTTTACCTGATTGGTAACGAATGTACTTTTTACTTTGACGTATTGCTTGCGCACCGTGTTGCGGTCCACCTGTACCTAGCTGTACACCACCGTCATACGGTCTATGGATAAAGAAGCTGTCTGGACGTGGGTAAACTGATCCTGCAATACTTGTAGTAGTATCAATAAATCCTTCTGCTCTTGCTTGATAACGTAATGTATTAACAGTCGGAATATCAGATACAAAGAACGATCCAGCTACTAGGTTATGATTATTTGATCCGTCATCTGATCCAACGCCAACAATAAACGATCCACCTGGAACTAGTCCGTGTGCGTTTGGAAATTCAATTTGCAATGTAGCCAATGATCCAAAATCAATAGTTGTTAATCTATTCATATTAGCAGTTGTTGCTTCGGACATTTGTACTGTGCTGATTAAATCAAAATTATTACCTCTTG